CACGAGATCTCCTAGATGAACGGGGCCTCTAATCCCCCTGATATCACGAGGCAAATTAGCCAACGCACGATTTCTAGTGCGTCGGTAACGGTCCACCCCCAGTTGTAAGGAGGCGCGCCGCAAGCCGTTGTGAACAGAGATCCAGGCAGCAGGATCATTGACTTCTCCGTCTAAGTAGTAAGGACGGACCGGGTAACCGGCGAAGAAGTCTCCCCCGCAGCTTTCTCTAAAGGGACCGGTCGAGAAGCTCTTACGAGCGTTCGGTGTGAAACCGAACAGACGCAGGCAGTTTGTGACTGCACGCGCTTTCTCAGCAGGGTAGAGGATATCATCCCCATAGACCCACACGGTCGAGCCGAGCTGACCCCCACTCGCCACAGCAGTGAGGCAAGCGAAGATCAGTGTTTCTAGCTCGAACGTGAAGCCATTACCCATACTGGAGAATTTCTCTAAAACCACCCACCGTTTTCCAATTAAGGTCTTCGGTGAGCGGAGTGAGACCAGTAGCTCGAACCAGTCCTCCGGGAGGAGAACTTTCACAAGGTTCAAAGCAACAGTGTCGCTTGCTGACGAGAGATCCAACGTCGCAATATCCCCGCTACGGGATCCCATCTGGGCCAAAGCCCGGTGGAGGTCTTGACCTTTCTCAAGGTCTAAACCAAAGCGGTGAAGTCGGCTCCGAATCACACGGCCGACGGCAAGTTGCAGAGCAACGTTGGCGCCGGGCTCGATGCAGATACCACGATCTTTTGTGGCGTCCTTGGGTACGGTAGTAAAACGGTTACCGTTAACAAAGACTGGAGCCGAATGATCTCTCTTGAGCACTGCAGCCCCCCATTTAGTCTCATAGATGAAACCAAGGAGGTCAACAGCACCCTGGGTGCAACATAGAGGCATAGTCATTTTGTCAGCCGCCGTGAGGCACCTGGCGTGACGATGTCCCTTACTCTCGAATGTGGCACCGGGACCAAAACGAACCCTCAAATCCTCAGGGAGAGGACCGAGTATCTTTCTCACCAGTCTTTTCACCTGCTCCACAAAGGGAACGAGGCGTATCGTCGTGGCATCGAAGCCAAAATTGTCGACGAAAGGAGCAAGAAAGTCGTTTGTTCTTCTGCACTGCTTTTCAGTAGCGTAGAAGCCGTCTATCGCCACCTGCTTGCGGTTAATCCTGACCGGGAGGTTCGGATACTTCCGCAGCAACTCAATCGCTTGAGTGTCTCTCAGGAACCGGTCGGCCCCAAGAGAGGTGTCGAGATAGTGTGCCGGATCGGCCCTCATTGCGAGGAACTGATCCCACTCACCATATTTCTGTCGGAGGTAAACCCCTAAAGAGATGGGAGTGTCGAGGTCCGCGTAAAGCGCGCGCGACATGCTGACGAGTTGCTCGTTTAGCATAGCATTTCTCCGTAGGCCGGTTAAGTGGCCTTTAGCGCCCCTAGATTACTGGGGGGCGTATCCAGCCTTCACCGAGTCCTGGACCAGCGTGCTCTTGAGCAGGTTGCCGAATTGCGCAACCGCTTCGGAGATCGTGGCATCAGTGACCTGGAGAGGGACCACACACGTGGCGCTCAAGAGAGCAGTCCCGACGACCTGATCGACGCCGCCGACGTTGGCGACTTCGAGGAACTTGAGGACGAAATCCACGTGTCGAGCCGATCGCGCGCTGTTGAAGCGCGAGGTCATCTCGACGGTCGGACGGAGGTTCGCGCGCGTATTGGCCGATACATTGGCCCAACGCGCCGGAGTGCGGTCACCCGCAGCCGGCGTTAGCGCGGTGTAGATGACATCAGTCGTGCCATTTGCTGCTTTGACGGTGATGTTCGCCATATTTGGCATAGTAGTACCTTTGTGGTTGTGGCTCTTCAGCCTTTTGTAAAGAGACCCACCAACAGAGAGATCGCAGTCGCGCCCCTTGTCAATGAAAGTCCGTTGATCGGCGTGATCACTACCCCGGGTACGTCCCAGCTGGTAGAGCGACTGAACACACCGGAGTTTGAGAGGGTCTGCTGAGGCGTATTGTAGACACAGATGTTTTCCGTGCCGCTTACGAGGCGCTTCCGCGAGACCCGCTTGTCTGTTAACTCCATCCCAAGCCAGTCTGTAGACTGACTCAAGAAGTCGCCGACTGGGATAAACCAATCAACGAGGAAGCTGAAAGGAACAAGTTCCCAAACGATTGTTGCCGGGTTGACAAAGCCCAGCTGTGTCGCGAGAGCAAGGTTCGGGTTTGTAACCCGTACCTTGCCCCAGTAGGTCGTTCGAACCACGACATCGAGATCCACGATCCTGTAGAAGTTTGGACCGTAGACCTCATGTAGCTTGAACTTCCCTTTACTGAACCCACTTGCCCTCAACTCGAGATCTGGGATTTCTCCCTGAAGGACCTCGACGACGTTTCCGATGTCGTTAATGAGTGGCGCCCAACCAAACCAGTACTCGAGCCAGATTGCAGACGCATCGCGAGGACGCGTCCATTTGGTTCCCTTGTCTTTGTTCAGTGGGCGGATCCGCAGCTTTTTCAAGAACTTCCGGAACCCTCCCTCGTGGAGAGCCTCGTAAGCCTCGTGAAGCTGTGAAGCTCGTTGGACGATGAGTCCTAAAGCTTCCTTCCGCTCGGCAGCGAGAAGTCCTGCGTCGGCAGAATCGTACGCAAGGTCTTTAAACCTGTCATACGCCTTGCGATCAGCAATCGCTTGGTGCCGAATGCCCTCGCCTGAGAAGGTCTGACTGTACGCATAAGTATCAAGCGCACCGTTCCAGTCCAAGGCGCCCGGTGCCGGTTTACTCAGAGAGAAAATCCTCTGGTATTCCAGCCAAGGTCGAGGCGACTCATTGTAGGACCCGTACCCGTTTTGATTTGAGTACGAAGCCCTCTTTGAACCGACCCAACCAGAAACTGTTAGGTTACGCGGGTAGATAGGCATGAGGATGCTCCTTGTCATCGGAGCTGGATCAATGATGACCCATGACGCCCCTAGTGCTGAATGGACGTTTTATGAAACCGGGAGCTACCCGGCTCGTCGGAGACCAGATGAGGGGCGACCCTCAAAAGCTTCTCCTTAGTATCGACGAGGAAACCCCG